AGTGCCCGAACCAGACCGATAAATTTCTGCGAGCTATAAGCTGACAACAATGCTTATAGCTTATGAGTCAGACAGAACTTGCGAAGGCGCTTGGTATCAGCCAGCCCGCCGTTGCTCAGTTGGTAAAGAAGGGGATGCCCACGGGCAGCGTCGAGGAGGCGCAAAGCTGGCGCACGGCCAATGTGGGCCAGAAGCGAGGGCGCAGAGTTAGCCAGCCGACAACACCCATCGGCCTCTCCGCCCTGCCCGAACTGCCCGACGATCTCGCCGTCACCGACAAACTTCGCCGCATAGCGGTCAATGACTTTGAGCGGGCCAGCACGATCCAAGAGCGCAGCGCCGCCAGCCGCACGGTGAAGGACGCCGAAGAAGCCCACGAGATCCGCAAGCGCGACCTCGTGCGCTCCGAGCAAGAGTCGCAAAACCTCATGCACCGCGACCAAGTGCAGACCGTGATCGCCGAAGAAGTCGGAAAGCTCCGCGCCTTGTTGGAAGCCATGCCGGGCGCCATCGCAATGGCCGCAAACCCTCACGACCCCGAACTGGCCCGCGATGCCGTGGCCGACTACTTGGAGCAAGTCTTCTCGACGTTAAGCAACACAGGCAATGCGCTGCGAGTGGATACCCGATAGCCGCGAGAAGGCGCTGGCAATGTGGCGGGCCCAATGGGTGCCGCATCCGCGCCAAAGCGTGACCGAGTGGGCCGAGGCCAACTTGTCTTTTTCGTCGCGCTTCACATCGTCGCCGGGGCCGTTCCGCGTCCGCAGTTATCCGTATATGCGCGAATGGCTGGACTGCTTCCACCCGGCCAGCGGCGTCCGCTCGATGGCGCTGCTCTGCGGCGCCCAGGTGGCGAAAAGCACAGCCATCCAAGTCGGCATGGCCTACCGCCTCGTCCGTGCCCCAGCCCCCGCGCTGTGGGTGCTTGATACCCAAACCAACGCGCAAAGTTTCAGCGAGTCGCGCTGGCAAGTGATGATTGATGACAACGAGGTGCTGCGCGCCCAACTCCCGCGCAACAAAGACAAGTTCAAGAACCTCGACCAAGCGTTTGCGCGGATGCATCTCTGGTTCATCGGCAGCAACAGCCCCGGCAACTTGGCTGGACGCTCCATCTCGCTCCTCTGCTTGGATGAGGTCGATAAATACAAAACCAAAACCAAGCAGGAAGCCGCCGCCGTGCAGCTTGCTGTGCAGCGCGTGGCGTCCTTCCCGATGCATCTCATCGTGATGACCAGCACCCCCACGACTCAGGAAGGCTCAATCTGGAAGGCATGGCTGGAAGGCGACCAGCGCCGCTTTTGGTTGCCGTGCCCGCATTGCGGCGAGATGACGCTGTTGTCCTGGCCGATGATGAAATGGGACGATGACGCCCGCATTGACCAAAACCAATGGGATCTGAAGCGCGTCCGCGAAACCGCCCGCCTTGAGTGCCCGCATTGCAACGGCCACATCACAGACGCGCTGAAGACCAAGATGCTGCGCGGAGGGGAATGGCGCGCGGAGAACGCCAACGCATTGCCAGGGCATCGCAGCTACCACTTGTCCGCGCTTTATTCAGTTCGCCGCAGCTTCGGCGCGCTGGCCGTGAAATTCCTGCAAGACAAGTCTTCGCTCATGGGCCTGCAAGATTTTGTGAACAGCATCCTCGCCGAGCCGTGGGAAGATGCCATGACCGGCGAATCCCGCCCGCTTACCGTTGGCGAATACGCGCTGCGCGCCGAACCAGAGGAGGGCACCGCGCGAATCATGGCGGTGGACGTGCAGCAGGATCATTTTTACTTCGCCTGTCGCGCTTTCGCCAAAGACGGCAGCAGCAAACTCGTGGACGAAGGCCGACTCACCACCTGGGCCGACTTGGAATTTAAGGTGCAGGAACTTGGCCTCGACCAGCAACGCAACATCGGCGGCACGATGGCAAAGCTCGTGGTGGTGGACTCAGGTTTCCGCACCGACGAGGTGCTGGATGTCTGTCTCCGCAATCGCTACATCCCAGCCAAGGGCGAAGACCGCGCGGACGGCTACGGTGTGAAGTTTGGCAAGACGCTCCGCAAGGCCATCAGTGTGCTCAAGCCGTATCGGCGCGGATATTTCCTTATGCTGTTCTCGTCGCCCGCCGCGCAGGATGTGCTTGAATGGCTGCGCGGCGGCAAAGGCCCGGCGTGGACGGTGGCCGCTGACGCCTCCGAGGAATACAAGGCGCACCTCGATGCCCACCGCAAAGTGGTCAAACGCTCCCCGCTCACGGGGCGCGAGAACTACATCTGGCGGCAGATCGGACGCAGGCCGAACCACATGCTCGATTGCGAACTGATGATTCTGGCGCTGGCCGAATACGGCAACATCATCAAGCCCAAGCTGGACGAGCCCACAGAGTAAAACCCCCAAAATCAAGGGGTTGGCCCGGGGCAAAAATATTTTCAAAAAAAAGTGATTTTTTCGCTTGCATACGCAAGCCGCTTGCGTATCTTGGGGGCATGAGCACAACGCTCCTCCAAGGCCAAGCCGCCCAGCCGATCCAAGTGGGCGACATCGTCGAAAACTTCAGCGCCGTTGTTCGCGTTGATGAAATTCACCCGGAATACGGATTGCGCGTGACCATCGTGCCGTGGGTCAAAAACGGCATCCAGCAAGGTGGCGTTGGCCAACGCTACTACGCAGACGCGACCAAGTGCCGCGTCATCTGCGGGTCAGAGCCCGTCTACAAGCACAAGGATGGGCTTGTTTGTTTTGCCTAACAACCCGCGCGGGGTTCCATCCCCCGCGCAAATCACCGCACACAATGAACATCACCGAAATCGCACACGCTGCCGCAACGTTCAACGCGCAGCACGACTACGATATCGAAGCGGCACTAAGCCTGACCTCGATCATTCTTCGCCACGCGCACATTGTGCAGATTGCGCGGACTAAAGCCGCCGATCCGCAACTGGAGCTTCCGATTGAGCTTGCCGACGATGCCCGCTAACATCGCGGGCGTGAAATGCCCGAACTGCAACAAACCCTTGCCGGCCAGTTTCGTGGACACCCGCGCCACTGGCAGCAAGGGCGGCAAGGTTAAAGGGCCGAGTAAGGCCCGAACAACCGATCAAGCCCGCGCCGCCGTCGAAGCCCGGTGGGCCAAGTATCGCGCCAAGCAAAAGGCCAAGCGCGCCGATTGACACCGCCGCGCGTGAGCAATGTCTCCGCGCTCCTTTGTTTTTTCAGTCTGGGTAGCCAACAACAAAGACGCGACAAAGACAGTCGCGGCGCTTGAGGCCATCGCCTCCAACAACTTCACCGTCGCCAAGGAGGGCGGGCGCGTTCTTGTCAGCGCCAGCATGGGGGGCAAGAGCTACTCCTACTCGCTCCCGCCCGACCAGACCGCAGGCACCGTTGCGGATCTGGCCTTCTACTGTTGGAAGGAAATCAAAGACTTGTCCGCCGCCAACTTGGAACTCTGGCTGACACGCAAGACCAGCAAGACCGCCATCGCGGCCTTCAACTACCCGCTGCACTGATGAAACTCGCCGACCGCTGGAAACTTGTGACCAAAGCCTTCAGCCCGAAGGCGCAAAGCTACGATGCCGCGCGGCCTTCGATTCAGCGTCGATTCCCTTACAACGCCAGCGCAACCGACTCGCACATTGACGTATCCGGCGCCGACCGCGAGCGGCTGATGAAGTTGAGCCGCTGGGTCTATAACAATATGCCTTTTGTCCGTGGGCTGATTTGCGAGAAGGCCCGATACGCCACAGGCACAGGCATCCGCCCGCAGGCCCGAAGCGGCGACGAGGCATGGGACAATGCCGCCGAAACTTTCTTTGAACAATGGAGCCGCGTGGCCGACATCCAAGGCCGATACACTTGGCGCGAGATGCAGCGCATCGCCTCGGTCGCTATCGACCGCGACGGCGAAGTGTTCTTCCGCGCCACCGCGCAATCGACCGGGTATCCCGCGTTGCAACTCATCCTTGCCCACCGCATCGGCGATGCCCGCTCCTCGATCTACGAGCCGAGCAACCCGACCGCCCGCGAAGGCGCGCAGAACATTATCGACGGCGTGGTGGTCAATCCGCAGCTACGCCCGATCTTCTACCGCCATTTGGTTGGCGATGGCGTTGACCCCGCGCAGCGTTTTGAGGACATCCCGGCACAGCAACTCATCCACGTTGGCGAGGCCAGCCAGGGCGACGAACTGCGTTACGTCACGCCGCTCGCCCCGTCCATCAACCACCTCCGCGATGTGTCGGACGCCATCAGCTTTGAGAAAATGGCGCTCAAAATTTCCTCCTATATCGCCCTCGCCATCAAATCGAGCAACCCGCAGGGGGCCGACTTCTTCGGCGAATCCACCGCCAGCGTCAACGCCCAGGACAACAGCGAAGTCACCGTCGAATCCCTCGGCAACGCAGGCGGCGCCATCCCGCGCCTCGGCATGGGCGAGGATCTAATCTCTTGGACAAGCAACCGCCCTACACAAAACTTCCGCGAGTTCTGCGACCTTCTCCTCCGCGAAGTCTGCCTCAACATCGGCGTCCCCTGGGAATTTGCCGCCCGCCCCGCCGACGCCGGCGGCGCCGCCCTCCGCGCCGTGCTCGTCCGAGCGCAAAGAACTTTTGAGCAACGCCAAGCCCTGCTCATCGACCGCCTGTGCTCCCGCGTCTATGCGCACGTCATCACGCTCGGTATGCAGCGCGGCCTAATCCCGCAGAACGAAAATTGGTGGCGAGTCGAATGGCAGCGCCCGGCTGCTGCGTCTGTGGACTACGGACGCGAAGCACAAGCCAACTTGAACGATGTCCGCGCGGGCCTTCGCACCTACTCGGAAGATTACAGCGAGCGCGGCCTCGAGTGGAAAGACCAACTCCGCCAGCGCGCCGTCGAGGCCAAGTATCTGGCCGACTTGTCCGCCGAGTTTGGCATCAGCGCCGACAGCATCGCCACTTTCAACCCCAACCCCGCACCGCCGACAAACAACGGCAGCGCATTGACACCGCAGCAAGCGCAATGAGTCGCCACTGGTATGCAATTCAACAGACCGCAGACGGCGAAGCCGAAGTGTCCATTTATGATGAGATCGGTTTTGGTGGCGTCACCGCAAAATCCTTTCTTGCCGAACTCAAAAAACTTTCCGGCCAGCGTGTTCACCTCCGCATCAATTCTGTCGGCGGATCAGTTGTCGAAGGAGCAGCAATCTACAACGCGCTACGTCGGCACAAAGGCGGCTTAGTCGTTCACATTGATGCACTTGCAGCCTCGATGGCCTCAGTCATCGCTATGGCTGGCGACGAGACACTAATCGCCGACAACGCGCTCGTCATGATCCACAACCCGTGGGGCATGACGATGGGCGACGCCGACGAACTCCGCAAAGAAGCCGACATCCTCGACAAGCTAAAAAACACCCTGGTCAACGCTTACGTCCGCAAGACCGGCATGGAAGCCGAGCAAGTCGCGCAAATGATGGATGACGAAACGTGGCTCGATGCCACCGAAGCCGTGGCCCTCGGTTTTGCCGACGCCATCGAAGACGGCATCGAAGCCGCCGCCTCCATCACACCCGAAGCCGCCCGTGCGCGCTTTGACACTTTCCAAAACTCTATGGCCCGCAAAACGACCAAAACCATCAAAGCCGAAGAAGCCGCTCCCGCCGAAGTTGTCGCGGAGCCCATTGTCGAAGCCCCCGTCGCTGACGAGGCGGTTGACACTTCCTCGGAAGATACAATGAACGCCGAACTTCAAGCGAAGGTTGACGCCCTCCAGGCCGACCTCGCCGCCAAAGTCGAAGCCGAAGCCGCGCAGGCGCAAGCCAGCGAGGACATCGCCAAGGAACTTGAAACCCTCAAAGCCGAAGTCGAGCGCCTGACCGCCGAGTCGGCCAGCAAGGACGAGGAGATCACCGCGCTGCTCGCGGCCTCCAAAAGTGCTGGTGAGCAAGCTGCGGCAATCGTCGCTTCTGTTGGTCTTGAGCCCGTGGCTGTCATGCAGGCCGAGCCCGAACTGACGCCCGCCCAAATCTTCAACAATCTTTCTGGCGCCGAAGCCGTCGAATACTACCGCAACCACAAGCGCGAGATCATGGCGACTCTCTACTAATTTTATGGCAACCATCAACTCAGCCCTAAACGACAAACTCATCGCGCAAGCCGCGCTTGAGTCCTTCACCGCTGACCTCGAGCCGCTCTCGATCTTCACGACCTCGTATTCCAACGAAGTCGTGCGTCGTGGCGCGTCCGTCGAGGTTCCGCTCATCGCCAACCTCACCGCGACCACTTTCGCTGACTCCTACGAGGCAGACAATGGCACGATGAACAAGGTCACGATCAACGTGGACACCCACCGCATCGTCACCGTTTCGCTGTCCGACACCGAGTATTCCAAATCCTCGGCTGCGGAGATCACGAAGTTCGCCACCCAGCAGGGCAAAGCCCTTGCGCAGTCGGTGCTGACTTCCTTCTACAACCTCTTCGTCACCACGGCTGGCAGCGCCGCGCAGTATAGCGCCACGCTCACCAATCTCAGCGCCTTCACGATTACAAACGCTCGCAGTTTGAGGAAGGCTCTCTCCGACGAGAAAGCCCCGTTGACCGACCGCGCCCTCATCCTCAACACCACCCTCTACGACAGCCTCCT